GCATATTTCCAATGGAACATGCAATTTTTAGAGGACGAGTTGGATGTCAAAGGTGATTTAGAAGTTAAAGCTACTGGAACAAATAGCTTGATGCAAAAAGAAGTACGAAGTCAAAGATTGACTATGTTCTTACAAACTGCACAAAATCCTGCTGTTGCTCCATTTGTTAAGATTTCTAAACTCGTAAGTGAACTAGCCTACAGCTTAGACTTAGACCCTGATGAAATACTCAATGACCCTGAAGAAGCTGCAATTATGGCACAGATAATAGGAATGCAAAATGCTGGACAAACAAATGGCGAAGAAGCTCAATCCCTTGGTCAACAATCCCCAATGGGAAGCCTTCAAGGAACACCTGAACAACCTCAAGAACTTGGAGTTACAGGCACTGGTGGTGGCAACATCGGAACAGGAAATGTACCGGTTGCAGGGGAAGCTGAATTTTCTGGAACGCCTAGGGCAGTTGGACCTACAGGTTAAAGAAGCAATAACAAGAAAAGAGGAGATATAATGTTAAAGCCTGATTACATAGATATAGATAAAGATGGGAATACAACTGAGCCTATGAAAAAAGCTGCTAAAGAAAAAGAAAGAGTTAATAGACAAGAAGGTGGTCCAATGTCTATGGACGACCAAATGAAAGCAGCTTTAGTAATTCCAATGGAAGAAGAAATACCAACAGAATCTGAAATGGAACCTGATGGAGAAATGGAAGATAACTACACAAGATTTATAATGGAAGAAGCATTAAGTGAAGAAGAAGAAGATATGCTTATGTCCAAACTAGAACAAGACGAGGAACTATCTATGTTATTTGATAAAATAATAGATGTTGCTCAAGAATTTGCTGGGTCTGGTCCTGTTGAAGGTCCGGGTTCAGGAGTCTCTGACAGCATACCCGCAAGGTTATCTGATGGAGAATTTGTCTTTACTGCAAAAGCTGTAGAAGAAATCGGAGAAGACACTTTAATGTCTATGATGAAAGATGCTGAAGCTAAAGCAGATGAAAGACAAGGTTTAGCAATGGGTGGAAGTCCAGAAGAAAATGAATCTAAATCTTTATTAAGTTCAGGAATTGTCCAAACGGATGAAGTTGCTGAAGATGAATTAAAGAAAAGAATGGTTCAAGGTTCTTCTGATTACGTCAGAAGCTAAACACCATAACGATAAAGCTACCTGAATTAATTAATCAGCCCTTTATCAAACTAAAACCAAAAGGCTACCTTTACAAGAACAAGCCCTCTAGTCGACATAGAGCTACCTTGTCAAACGAAGCCCCGAGTAGGAGAAAAGAAAATGACTAATACAGTCCAAAAAGAGGAAACGCCAAACCCTTATAACGCAAAGAAAGATTGGCACAAAGGAGACGATAAACCTTTTGTATCATCTCAAAGTATGTTTTTTGAAGAGCCTTCTGAAAAGAATAAACTCTTTAAAAGTAATGATATAACTGAAGTGGAAGCTGAAGGAAGTGTTAATACTGAAGAACTGGAAACTAAAAAGGATACACCTTATAAAAGACCAGACTATAAAAAAAGATACGATGATTTGAAAAAACATTATGATAGTAAACTTAATGAGTTTAAAAGCAGAGAAGAAGAGTTATTAAATCAAGTTCAACAACCTGAATATAAAGCTCCAAAAACTGAAGAAGAACTTGAAAAGTTTAAAAATGATTATCCTGATGTTTATGAAGTTGTAGAAACAGTTGCACATCTACAGTCGGAGTCTAAAGCAAAAGTTCTAGAAGAACGCCTTAGTAAACTCCAAGAGAGAGAAAATCAACTAGTACGACAAGATGCAGAAAAAAGGTTAATGGAAAGACATCCTGATTTTGAAGATATCAGAAATAGTGATGACTTTCATGGTTGGGCAAAAGAACAGCCTAAGTCTATCCAAGATTGGATATACTCAAATGCTGACGATGCTGACCTAGCTTCACGTGCTTTAGATTTGTTTAAAAAAGATTTTGGTATTGAACCTACAAAGACTAAGTCATCTTCTAAACCGACCAGAAAATCTGCTGCAGATATGGTTTCTACTAAAACAACTAGTGTAGAACCAGCTCAACAGAAAGTATGGTCAGAAAAGGAGATTGCTGCAATGAGTGTTGCTGAATTTGATAAATTTGAAAAAGAAATATCAGATGCAATGCAAGAAGGCAGAATCATTAAATAAACTATAATTAACTACAAGGAGAAAGTATCATGGCTCAATATTTTGAACCCTCAACAGATACAGATGCTAACTTTGCAAACTCCGTAGCAGGACAAACTAATAGTTTCTTTTTACCTTCGGTTTACTCTAAAAAGGTTTTAAACTTCTTTAGAAAAGCCTCAGTGGTAGAAGCTATTACTAACACCGACTATGCTGGTGAAATATCTGCTTATGGAGACTCTGTAAAGATTATCAAAGAACCTGTCATTTCAGTATCAGACTACACAAGAGGTAGCGATACTACTGACACAAAACTAACTGACCAAGAAATAACTTTGGTTGTTGACAGTGCTAAAGCTTTCAAATTCATCGTAGATGATATTGAAACAAATATGTCACATGTGAACTTCAAAGAAGTTGCTTCAAGCTCTGCTGCATATGCATTGAAAGATTCATATGATGCTGCTGTTTTAGCAACTATGTTTGCTGGTGTATCAGCTTCATCACCTGACCATATCATCGGAGCAGATGCTGCTGCCGGTACTGGTGGTGTTGCAGAAACTACAGCTTCTGTCGACCTATTAGGTTCTGACGGAACTGGTGTAGATGCTATTGACCTTATGGCAAGAATGGCAAGACTTTTAGACGACCAGAATGTACCTGAAGAAGGTAGATGGTTTGTTGCACCTCCTTCATTTTATGAAGAGTTGTCACAATCTGGTTCTAAGCTATTAAGTGTTGACTTTAACGCTGGTCAAGGCTCAATCAGAAATGGTTTAGTTTCAAGTGGAAAACTAAGAGGATTTGATATGTACAAATCTAACAATATCGCTACGCCTACAACGGCTACTGGTAAAGTTATGGCTGGACATATGAGTTCTACTGCTACTGCTAACACTATCCTTTCAACAGAAGTGTTGAGAGACCCAACATCGTTTGGTGATATTGTTAGAGGTTTACATGTCTATGGTGCGAAAGTACTTAGAGATGATGCCTTAGTATCAGCTTTTTATGCAATTGACTAATTGTCACTCGGGGGGTCTTAATTGACCCTCCACTTTTTAAACAGGGAGATAAAATGAAAGATAAAATGAAAAGAAAAGGTTACATGATGGGTAAAAAAGTAGAAAGAAAACCTATGATGAAAGGACGTATGGCTTATAAACATGGTGGAAGCACTGGTGAAGATGTTAAAATGGACGGATGTCAACCTGTATATAGTGGAACACCAAAAGCTAAAGCTAACTAAGCATGAAAGGCGTACCACATTATAAAAAAGATGGAACTGAATGGAAAGGCAATACTCATAAAATGCCTGATGGAAGTTTACACACAAATAAATCTCATACTAAAACAAGTGTAAAACTTGTTCACTTTAAAGATTTAAGTAAAAAAGCAAAACTAAAAGCTAAAGGTAAAAAATAATGGCTACTACATATCTTGACATAACTAATGAAGTATTAAGAGAACTCAACGAAGTTCCACTAACTGCTGCAAACTTTACAAATGCTACAGGTATTCAGAAATTTGTTAAAGATAGTATAAACAAATCTATATTTGATATTGCAAACGAGGAACCTCAATTACCTTTCTTTTCTGCAGGAGCTAGTGGAGAGACAGACCCTTTTTATGGGAACGTAACAGTACCTACAGTAGCAGGACAAAGATGGTATACATTAAAAGATGGTAGTTCTAGTATCACTACTGATTATGCTTCAATAGATTGGGATGATTTTTATGTAACAACAATTAACGTAAGTGGAGAAACAGCACCTTATGTTTCTGAAGGATTAAAATTTCTTACACTTGCTGATTGGAAAAGATACTACAGAGATAGCGAAAACGAAGATGATGCTAACTCACAAAACTATGGAGAACCTAAGTTTGTTATTAAGTCTCCAGATAGTAGAAAGTTTGGATTAAGTCCAATACCTGACAAGGTTTATAATGTACACTTTTATGCTTTCGTAAGACCGACTGCTTTATCGGCTTATGACGATACAATCGTTTTACCAGAGCAATACAGTAATATAATAACAGCAAGAAGTCGTTATTACATTTGGCAGTTTAAAGAAAGCCCACAACAGGCTGCTTTTGCATTAGATGATTATAAGAAAGGAATGAAACATATGAAATCTAATCTTATGAATCCAGCTCCAAAGTATATGACAGACGATAGAACTTACTTCTAAATATGGCACGTTCACAACCTTTTACCGTAGCATGTGCAGGTGGTTTAAATAAATCATCTAACTCTATAGACTTGTTACGTACCCCCGGAGTAGCTACAGTTTTACAAAACTTTGAAACTTCTACTGCTGGAGGATATAGACGTATCAATGGTTTTACTAAATATAAAGTTGGTGATGTTACAGCTACACAACCTACAGGTGGAACAACTAATATACTAGGAGTGTTTCCATATGCAGATGGTGTTATAGTAACTGCTGGTACAAATATTTATTTTAGTAACGATGGTGCTACGTGGATAGAAATAAATAAATTATCTGCAGGTGGTGGAGATAACTACTCAACCTTTACAGGTAAATCAGTTACTTCTAGAACTGGACAAGGACAATGTCAGTTTGTACTTTTTGAAGGTGCAACATTTGATTATGGTGAAGTAATTATAGCAGACGGAGCTAATAAGCTTTGGAGTTTTAGAATGGAAGGCACAGGAGCCTTAAGTACTAGAACATTTTTTACAGAAGAAATTACAGTAGATGGTACGAATGGTGTAAAGTATATTACTATTCATGACCATCATTTAATTGCAGCAGGGGTAGGAGATAATTTAAACAATGTTTATTACAGTGTTTACAATGACCCTAATAACTTTACAGGTACTGGTGCAGGTTCAGTTCAAATATCTGATAAGATACAAGGTATAAAAGGATTTAGAACAGATTTAATAGTTTTTGCTGAAAACAGCATACATAAATTAATAAATATAAACGATGCTAATAATATTCGTATAGACCCTATTACTGAAAACGTAGGTTGTCTAAGTGGCTACAGTATTCAAGAGATTGCTGGTGATTTAATATTTTTAGCACCAGACGGATTAAGAACAGTAGCAGGTACATCAAGAATTGGTGACGTTGAGTTAGGAACAGTTACTAAAGCAATACAGCCTATTATAACAGAACTGGCGGAAAATGTCAATGAATATATAATAAATAGTGTTGTTTTAAGAGATAAATCACAGTATAGATTATTTTATAGTGATACAGACTTGACAAATGTTTCACAAAAGGGTATAATAGGTACATTAAGACCTAATGGTTTTGAATGGTCTGAGACGTTAGGAATAGAAGTTACAGCAATTAATTCTGGATTTAACAATAACGGTATAGAAAAATTCTTTCATGGTGATACAAATGGTTATGTATATACTCATGACTTTGGTGATAACTTTGATGGTGCTGCAGTAGATGCTAGATATCAAACACCTAACTATGATTATGGTGACTTAGGAACTTTAAAAACTTTACACTATATTAAACTTTCTATAGGTCCAGAAAATGAAGTTCAACCTACATTAAGAGTAAGGTTTGATTATGACAGTAATGAAACACCACAACCAGAAGATTATATATTAGATTCGGTACCAGCTCCTTCTTTATTTGGAAGTGCTTTATTCGGTACTGCAAAGTTTGGAGCATCAGAACAGCCTTTAGTTAGGTTAGCATTACAGGGTAGTGGTTACTCTAACAGTTTTAGAGTACTAACAAACGATACAAACGCACCTTATACAATAAACGGACTATACATAGATTACATTCCATCAGGTAGGAGATAAAAACAATGGCAGGTTATACAAGACAAAGTACATTTGCAGACGGAGATACAATTACTGCTGCTTTATTTAATAATGAGTTTAACCAACTTTTAAATGCATTTGGTAATACAAGTGGTCATAAACATGACGGTACAGCAAATGAAGGACCAGTAATAGGTCTGATTGGTGATGCAGGTGAGACATCTCCAAATAACAAAGTATTAATAGATACTACTAATAACTATATAGAATTTTATGTAGAAGTATCTTCAGCACCTGTACAACAATTATATATTGCAGATGGAGCTATTATTCCTGTCACAGATAGCGACATTGATTTAGGTACAACAAGTTTAAGATTTAAAGATACTTATACAGATACAGTCACAACAACTGGTAACGTAAGTATCGGTGGTGATTTAACCGTTACAGGTAATGCTACTATCTCAGGTAATCTAACATTCGGTGATGCAGATACTGATAGTATTAATCTAGCTGCTGAAATTGATTCAGATATTATTCCTAACACTGACGGTACATATGACTTAGGAAGTGCTACAAAAGAATGGCAAGACCTTTACATTGATGGTACAGCCAACATAGATAGCCTTGTAGCTGATACTGCAGACATTAATGGTGGTACAATTGATGGTGCTACCATAGCAACTTCAGATATAACTGTAGGTTCTGGTAAAACTTTAAACGTCTCTGCAGGTACTTTAACACTTGCAGACAATCAGATTAGTGGTGATAAAGTTGAAGGTGGTACAATAGCTGCAACTACTATCACTACATTAACTTCAACAACTGGTAACATTACTAACGTAAACGCTACTACAGTAGATTCTACAAATCTTGAAGTTAC